GGTCAGATCCGCGCCGTACAGCCGGGCAAGCTTTTTGGTCATCTGGGTCATATCCGGGCAATCCTCATAGCCCCGCTCCATCAACAGGGGCAGCAGGGCGTGGGCGGTTGCCGTCTCCCGCCGTGCCGGAAACGCAAAGTGGATGCTGATCCGGCAGCGGTTGAATTTCTGCGCCGGGTCCCAGGAAAGATGGACCCCGGGCGCGATCTCGGTTCGTCTCAACAGTCGTTCTCCTTTTTTGTTACAGCTTTGTGCGCTCCAGCGCAAGGAACTCCTCCAGCGAGAGCCCGGACGCGCGGATGGCGAGGGCATTTTCCACCCCCACATAGCGCCAGTGCCAGGGCTCGTATACCATGCCGGCGGCGGCCTGTTCGGCCCCGGTGAATACCCTGCCGTCCTGTTGCGCGGCGAGCGTGTCCTCAACCGTGATGAGACGGCGGCCTACCATGCGGGCATGTCCGCCGGTGGCGGCCGTGTTGTGGTCAATAACAAGGTCTACAACTACAGCTCTGCCGTGGTGGAACAGGAACAGCGCCCCAACGGCAGCGGCGGCATCGACGTGGTGACCATCATCCGGCAGGCAAAGCAGGCCTTTGCCGAAGATCTGGCGCGGCGTGGCGGCAAGAGCAACGGCGTGATGCGTAAACAGTATGGCATGGATACCCGTCCTGTGCTGAGAGGAGACTAGCCATGGCAGTGACCTGGCCCCCAAGCCTGCCCCGCATGCCGTTGCAGGAAGGCTATCAGCGGCAGCAGCCAGCCTCGCTCTGGACGTTCGAGCCGGACGAAGGCGCGCCCTATGTGCGCCCCAAGGGCATCAAGGGAAAAAAATTCCCCATGACCTTCTTTTTTACCCTTGAGCAGCTGCGGATCTTTGAAGAGTGGTACGAAAAGTCGACATTCTATGGGGTGCTGCCATTCGACTACGAAGACCCGGATTTCGGCACAGCCGTGCAGGTGATGTTCGACCCCTCTGCCGACCCGCACTATTCCAGTGATCTTGCCGGGCCTTTTTACCGGCGCGTGACCATGACCTGGCAGGTACTGCCATGAGCGCGCCTGTGTCTCTTGATCTTGGCCTGTATATCGACCGTGCGCACGAGGACTGGATCGTTTTTTTGCTGGAGCTGACGCACCCTGATTACCCGGACGTCATGCGCATCGCCACTTCCTACACGACGCGCCTGGGCGAACGGCCTGACGGTTCGCCGTACTACGGCATCCGCTCGAATCTGGGGCAGGCCGGGCAACCGCAGCAGGACTACCTCTATCTGCCTGTGTTGCTGACACCGCCCAGCCAGGAGGAGGACGCCGTCAGCTCGGCCAGCCTGAGCATCGCCCGCCATGATGAGCTGGTGGTCATGCTGCGCAGCGTGAGGACGCGGGTGCGCTGTGACATGTATCAGGTGAGCGCGCATTTCCCGGACTGCGTGCTGGAGAAATGTCCGGGCTTCTGGCTGTCCACGTCAAATCTCGGCGGGGCCAGCATCAGCCTGGACATCACCGCTGATACGCTGGAGAGCGAAGGATTCCCTGGCCTCCTGTATTACAAGCGCTACTTCCCGGGGGTGCATGCATGATGGATCTGGACCAGTATGTGGGCCTGCCGTGGAAGCTGGGCGGCCGTGACAGCCGTGGCCTGGACTGTTTCGGCCTAGTGCGTCTGGTGCTGGCCGAGCAGGCGGGCATCCTGCTGCCGGACTGGCTGGATGACCCCGACGCCCTGGCCCGGAGCGTGAGCGACCGTTGCCGGGCATTCGAGCGGCACCGCCCGGACATGGACTTTTTCCTGCCCGTACCGCCCTTCCGCCAGCAGGTGCTGGACATAGCCGCTTTTTTCCGGGGCGGCGTCATGTGGCATATGGGCATCCTGGTGGAGTACCCGGACATCATCCTGCACATCGAGGATACCACGGGAAGCCAGCGCGAATCCCTGTCCCGCCGTCCTGATCTGCGCGCCCAGCTGGGAGGATTTTACCGTGCCCGCTGCCGATAGCCGCCACTCTGCCCTGCCCGCCATCCGGCGCGGGCCTCTGTTGCCTGCCGTGCCCCTGCTGGCGCGGGTGGAATGCATCCCCAATATCCTCGCGCCCCTGCGTGTCTGGCGTGGCACCGTGCCCGCCTTCGTCACCCTGGCCGAGGCCGTGGACGGCATCCGCCAGCTGGCGGGCGTGCCGTCCATGTTCCGGCGCGGCGGCCGCCTGCTGTGCAACGGACGTCTGGTGCCCGCCTCCTGCTGGGCATCCGTGCGCGTCCAGCCCGGCGACGACCTCTACTTCCAGGCCGTGCCCCAGGGTGGCGGGAATTTCCTGAATTCCATGCTCAAAGTGGTGGCCGCCGTGGTGGGGATCGTCATCTCAGTCTGGGCGCCCTTTTCCGGCTTTGCCCTCGCGGGGCTGGCCAATGCCCTGCTTGCCACAGGCGCCACCATCGGCCTGAGCCTGCTGGCTGACGTCATCGCGCCGGTGCGGCCCCCCAGCCTGCCCTCATTCGGCCAGGACAGCCGCGCGGCTTCCCCTACCTACAGCCTCAATGCCTCCAGCAACCAGATGGGCTTTGGCAAGCCTGTGCGTGTGGTCCTGGGCCGTCACAAGATCCCCTTCACGCGCATCCTGGACGACTATACCGAGCTGGAGGGGCAGGATGAGTATCTCTATTTTCTAGGCGTGGCCGGGTATGGCCCGCTGCAGCTGGAGCGCCTGCGCCTGGGCGACACGGATCTGGATGCCTACCAGGGAGTGACCCTGCAACTTTGCTACGGCAACGAGGGCGAGGCCGTGCCCGACCTGCTGCCCACGGTGGTCTACCAGACAGCGCTCTCGCTGCAGCTGGTGACCACGGACAGTGTGGGCAACGATCTGGCGCAGGATGCCTGGTGGGTGACGCGCAGCACCGAGGCGGGAGTGGACACGCTGGGTGTCGGCATACAGGCACCGCAGGGACTTTACAGCATCGATGACAGGGCCAACCGTTCCCCCATCTCCCGCAGCGTGGAGGTGCGCTGCCGGGTGCGGGCCGGGGTGGATACGCCCGCCGGGGAATGGCACGGCATGTCTGCCGAGGTAGTGGCCCAGACGCTGGAGTTCCCGCGTGCCATTTTGCCGGCGTACACGATACGCAGCGAGGACAGCAACATTACCGTTTCGGCTGTCAGTTTTGACGGTACCTGCCTTGTATATCTGGATCAAAGCGGAAATTTTTGCGTGGCCAGATTTTCCGCCAAAAACGGGGAACCTGTACGCAGCGGGTCGTGGTGGAAGCCTGTCTATACCGGTACCGCCGAAGTCACGCAGCCCACACTGCCCGGCGGCTCGACCCTGCTGGCCACGGTGACCGTGACCGCCGACCGCGTGAGCGGCTGGCAGCTCTCCCCTGCGGCCACGGCGGCGGGCATCACGGCCACACAGCCAGCGCCCCTGCGGCTGGCGCTTTCCGGCGGCACGGTGCAGACGGACTACAGCATCTTTACGCTCCACGGTATCGGCGCCATGCCTGACAAGGCCGTGCGTCTGGAACGGCGCTGGCGGGTGCCCTACAGCGCCACGGGCTATGACGTGCAGGTGCGCCGCACCAGCGGTCAGAGCAAGAGCACCAAGGTCATCGACCCCCTGTACTGGTCCGCCCTCAAGGCCATGGACAGCACGCAAAAAGCCTATGTGGGCAAGCACCCTCTGGCCATGGCGGCACTGAAAGTCAAGGCGACGAACCAGATACAGAACCAGCTTGAGGTCTTTACGGCCATCGCCACAGCCGTGCTGCCCGATTGGGACCGTGAAAACAAAGCGTGGATCACACGGGCCACCCGCAACCCGGCCTCGGCCTATGTGGCCGTGCTGCGCGGCCCTGCCAATCCGCGGCCCTGCACTGATGACCAGATCGACTGGGAGACGCTGCAGACGTGGCACGAATGGTGTGATGACAACGGCTATCTGTTCGACGGCGTCTACGATACCCAGACCAAGGTCTATGACGTCCTGGCGGACATCGCGGCCGCCGGTCGCGGCAGCCCCGTGTGCTGCAACGGCCTCTGGGGCGTTGTCTGGCAGCACAAGCTGGACGGCCAGCCGCGCGGGGACATCACGGTGCGCAACAGCCGGGATTTTTCCAGCTCCATCGAATACCGCGAGCCCATCCACGGCCTTCGCGTGCAGTACATTAGCGAGGACGACGACTACGAACAGGCCGAGCTCACGGTCTATGCGCCCGGCTATGACGCTTCCACGGCCACGCTGTTCGATATGGTGGAACTGTACGGCACTACCAGCCCGGCGCAGGCGGCCATCCGGGGGCGCTGGCATCTGGGGCAGGCCTTGCTCCTGACCGAAAAATACAGCGTCACCATGCCCCTGGAGTATCTGCGTCTGCGCAAGGGTGACAAGGTCCGCGTGGTGCGGCCGGAGACGCTTTACGGCCTGGGCGCGGCAGCCCTCAAAGACTGGGAGCTGGACGACGCCGGGCAGGTCGTCTCCCTGCGCTGGGACAGCCTCATCACCGTGCTGACGCCCTCTGTGCGCTACGGTGTGGTGGTCAGGCTCTACGACGGCAGCGAGTGGACGGTGGCCGGCACCTGCGATGACGGCCTGACCTTTGTGCTGGATGCGCCGGTGCCGCCGCCCACGGGCGGCCCTGACGGCACCGCCATCCTGCTGCGTCCCGGTGATCTGGTCATGGTGGGCGCCGTGCAGGATGTGGGCCGCATGTGTCTGGTGACGCACATCAAGCCCGGCGACGACCTTACGGCCGAGGTAGGCCTCATCGACTATGTGGAGGAGCTCTACGGCGACGACGGCGGCAAGATCCCGCCTTATGACCCATCCATCACCCTGCCCGGCACCGGGCCGCTGCGCAAGGCGGCCACGCCCCTCATCAGCCTGGTACGCTCCGATGAGTGGGCGCTGGCGGCCCTGCCCGGTGGCGGCACGCAGCCGCGCATCTACATCGCCTGGGAGTTCGCCGACGCCAGCCGTTTCGCCCAGGTGCAGTTTCGTGAACGGGACGGCGGCCAGTGGGAGTATGCGGGCACTCTGCCCGCCGGGGCCGTCAACTGCTGGATCACCGGCGTGCGCGAGGGCTACGACGTGGTGGACGGCGTGCGCCGCCCCAACGGCGTGAGCTATGACATCCGCGTCCGGGCCGTCAATGACCTGGGCTGGACCAGCGACTGGGCCCTGGTGGCCGGTCATGTGGTCATCGGCCGCACCACGCCGCCCCCGGCCCCGGACATCGTCTATCTGGATGGCTATGCCGTGCGCGCCCAGCTGGAGAGCCGCCCGCTGGACGTGGTGGGCTTTGAGGTGCGCATGGCATTTGATGCCACGGACACGCTGGACATGAGCAAGCGGCTCACGTCGCCCTATGTGGAGGACGGCCGTTTCGATCTCACGCCCTGGGCCGGGCGGGCGCGGCGCATCTTCGTGCGCACCATGGATGAACTGGGCCTGTATTCCGAAGCACGCGACCTGCTTATCGAATTCGGCGACGTACAGCCGGCCAACGTGCTGCTGGAGTACAGCCAGCAGGCACAAGACTGGCCCGGCAGTCTCACGGGCGGCAGTATCGGCCTGCTGGACCGGCTCTATGCCGACAGTTCCACCTTCGTCTTTCCCGATGATCCGGCGGCCTTCGTCTTCCCGGAGACGGCGGATGTGCCGGTCTTTGCCACGGCCGACGGCCAGCAGCTGGTCTACACGTTCCAGTTCACGGTGCCATCCGATGTGGGCGGAGCGCGCCTGCTGGTCATGACGGATCTGGTGGCCGGGCATGTGCAGGCCATCGACTGGCGGCACTATACCGTGCCCTTCGTCTTCCCGGATGACCCGGCGGGATTCGTTTTTCCGACCGACCCGGACGACTTCGTTTTCCCGGCCGTTGTGGCCGGGGAATGGACGCCCATGCCGTCCAACTATGTCACGCCGGGCAACGAGATCGTGGACATTCGCGTGACCCTGGCTGCCGGGGACATCCCGGCAGTGGTGGACGACATCCGCATGATCGTGGACGTGGAGGACCGTGTGACGCGGGTGGACAGCGCCCGCGTGCCTGCCGCCGGGGCGCGCCTCCCCCTGCCTGCCGGGCAGTTCCGGCGGGTGCTCAATGTGACGTTCGGCCTGGAATCCGTGGCCGGGCTGATCGCGCGGGTGCCTGTCATCATCGACAAAAACGGCGGCGCGCGCGACGATAAAGGATTTTTGCTGGAAGGCCCGCTGGTGCGCGGCCTGGACGAAAACGGGCAGCCTGCGGAAATGCAGGTGGATGCCACCATCAGCGGCTACTAGCCGCCGGAGGAAAATATGGCACAGAGACAGCTCTACAGCGGTCTGGATCTGTACGACTGGCGGGGCACTGGCCCCAACGGCCGCACCAAGGCCGTGGACGTGGACAAATGGCAGCAGAATCAGGAGGACATCCGGCACCTGCCCGGCGCCTTTCCGGTGCAGAGCGTGGTCATCACCGATGGCCAGATCACGCCTACGGCGGCAGCCCTGAGCGTGGATACCGAAGGCGGCGCTCCGGCCGATGACCTCACGGCCATCGCTCCCGGCGACCTGCACGCGGGCATGCTGCTGGCCCTTTGCTCTGTGGATACGGGCCGCAAGGTCACCATCAAGAACAGCGCCGGGGCCAGCGGCATCCAGACCCTGGACGGCAAGGACGTGGTGCTGGATACCCAGTATGCCGTCATGTTGCGCCTGGTCAGCACCGAGAGCCTGCCCCTGTGGCGCGAGGAACCGGGGCCGCTGCGGCTGAAGCTCTCGGTGGCCACGCCAACCACGCTGGGCGGCGTCAAGGTCGGTGCCGGCCTGAACATGGGGGATGATGGCAGTTTGAGTGCCGTTACAGTGCCAGTTGGCGGCATCATTGCCTTTTCCGGAACCTTTGGCGGCGACGGCAACCGCTTCCCCATCCCGCTGGGAGGCACCTCGCCGGATACAAACTGGTGTTTATGTGACGGTGTGACCACCAACGGACGGTCTGTGCCTGACCTGCGCGGCCGCATGATTCTGGGCGCGTCCGATGCCCACCCGGCTGGCTCCACTGGCGGCTCGGAGACCCATAGCCACAGTCTGTCCGGCACTGTGGGCGAAACGACGCTCACCGTGGAGCAGACGCCTAATCATACACACACGACGCCGCACGCCAATGCGAGTACGGGCAGTGGGGGGTATGTTGGGGGCGGAAACGTTAGGCAAATCAACTGGCCAACGGGACCCACGGGGAGTAGCCAGCCCCATACCCACACGCTGGATGGCGCATCTGGAGAGGCCAGCAGCCTGCCACCGTACTACACACTTGCCTACATCATGCGATGCGCATGATCAGGGCCAGGGCGTAATAGGGCGGCAGACTGTCGGCAGCGCCGGATGCTCCCGATAATGTATGTGTATGGGGCTGGGAGCCGCCGGCAGTTATTCCTGTTTTTTCTCCGTTTCTCACTGAAAAGTCGAAGTGAGCGTGAGTATCTGTTCCTTCTCCATAGTTGTGGATCTCACCGTGCCGATGGCTGGCCAGCTGCTCGACCGTGAGGGTGGTTTCGCCCACAGTGCCGGACAAACTATGGCATTATTGAAAAACGCAATAGCAGGAGGTTGTTATGTGGTTTGAACCGACGCCGCACGGAATGCGGGCTATAACGGACGATGAAATTGTGGCCAGGGCAGAGCAAATCAAGGCACATCACGCGTCGCAAGGTGAAGCCGGTCATGAGACGACGCCCCCGGCGCTCTCCCCTTGGCAGATGCCTTCCCACACTCACACCTTCAACTCTTGTGGAGGAAACTTCCATGCCCACTGTCACTGTTGTCCCCGCCGATAATCTGATCATCGTGGATGGCAAGGCCCTTGTTTTTCCCTTTGATGCCCCGGCCAACATGCACGCTCTGCAATGGCGCGAGGAACAGGGCCATACGGAATGGACGGACGGCCCCAACAAACCGCTGACTACTGAGGATTATGACGAGCAGGTCGCACCGTTCGTGAAGCTTTGGCAGGACGTTCGAGCCCGACTTGACCAGGCTGCCGCCGAGGCCGAAGCGGCCCGTCTGGCCGAATACAATAGTGAGGCGGCCCGTTTTGCGCGCCTGCGCGCCGAGCGTGACCGGCGCCTTGCTGCCACGGATTTCTTGTTGATGCCCGATTATCCTCTTTCCGACGATCAGCACGCCGTCGTGCAGGCCTACCGCCAGGCCCTTCGCGACCTTCCGGCCCAGGAGGGCTCCCCCTGGGATGGCGGCGGCGAGGCCACGCCGTGGCCGGAGCTGCCTGCAGGTCTCAAAATATAGGCAGCAGGCACGAGGATACAGCGTCTCATGGGGGGTGCGGGATGACTGTGGAGAAGGATCAGACAAGCCATCTGCCGGTGCATGACGGCATGGTGGGCGCGGGCGTCAAATTTGAGCGCGTGCGGCGCATCACCGGCTATCTGGTGGGCACGCTGGACCGCTTCAACAACGCCAAGCGCGCCGAGGAAAGCCAGCGCGTCAAGCACGGGCTTGGCGGAAAGCCGTAAATGTCGCCAATGATGTCAGCAACAAAAAAGCCCCTTTCACGACAGTGATGGGGCTTTCTTCTTTTATGACGGCATGTTGCAACTATGTCGTATTCGTTAATAGTTGGATGCGCCCCGTGCGGCCTCCGGGTTTGCCTGCCGAGGCTTCCTCGATAGTTGCCCCGTTATTGCGCCCGCGCGTTGCCTCTGGTCCTGCCCGTGGGCCACGAAAAAAGCCCCCGGCGCGGCAGGTATTGAGTTTGGCTCAATAACTGCCGCGTGCGTCTGGCAGGCCGTGGGAGCGTCCAAAAATCATTTTCCGGGGCATGGCGCGGAAAACATGAAAAATGCCTGAGACGGCTTTTGTGGGCCATTTCAGGCATGGGGCAGAAAAACGCCCCGCTCCTGTGCCGGGGCGGGGCGTTGTGTCGTGGTGTGGCGATCAGCATCGATGGCTTTGGCCGTGTTGCCGCTTTCCAGATAGGCATAGCCCAGCGCGTTGTAGCCATTGAAAGCCTGGGGACAGCTTTCCAGCGTGGATTCCAGCAGGCTGATCTTGTCCTTCGTCGAGGTCAGGCTGTAACTGGCGATGATGCGATGCAAGGCCCGCATATGCTGTTCCATGCGCTGCTCAAGCTCACGGGGCAGCTCTTCCAGCTGTTTGCGCAGGGCCCGCAGCCTGAACCATTCTATAAAAGCGAAGATACCAAAGGCCACGCCAAGGAATGCCACCAGGATATTGAGCAGGCTCAGCCATTCGCTGGGGCTCATGGTTTGCATGGTTCGTTCTCCTTTGGTTTCCCGTAGGCACAGAGCCGTCGTCAAGTCAAGACGCCATCGCGCTCTCAGCGCATGCTACGCGCTATCCGCCGCAGAGCTCTCTGGAGCGCCAGGGCGTATTCCCGCGCGCCCCTCCAGATGGGCCAATCTGGCACGAAGATCGCCATTTTCCTGCAAAAGCTGCCTGAGCTGGTGGTTGGCATCGCGGAGTTCCTGGGCCAGCTCGCGACGCTCGGCACGCTCCAGCTCCAGCTCGCGCTCAAGGGCCTGACAACGCAAGCACGGGCCCTGGGGCAGATCATGCCCCGGCGAAGCGGCAGGCCTGGCCTTTTCGTTGCGCATGGCGGGCTTGCCAAAGGGGATGACAACGTCGCTGCCTTCCGCCGGCGTGCGCTCCGCCCCCTGGGCAAGGCTGATCCGGTCAGGCGTGAGGCCTGTCCGGCTGCTGATGACGTGCAGGTCTTCCAGGCTGAGGACGCTCTCTCCATTTTTGACACGGCGCAGCTTGTAGCCCGGAATGCCGCACCAGTCGCCCAGTGCATTGCAGCCTTTGCGAGCGTGCGGGCAAGCGGCATGGAAGGCTTGCATAAGGCGCTCGATGATGGCCGTGCCTTCTTTTTTCTTGTCCATGATCGCTCCTGAAAAAAATTTTTAGACGAAATCGTTTTTATTTTCGCGGCATTCTTGTGCTTACAGATGCCAAGTCTGCATTTCCGTATTGACGAAAAATGCAATTTTGTTCAAAAGAAAAAACAGGAACCGTTTTTCAGAAGATAGTCCGCTATATTCTGGAAATTTCCTGTTTGTTTACCAGCAGGAAAAGAGGATTTTGTCCATTTTTGAAAAAAAAGGCAAGTCATCATGCGCGAATGCAAGCGACTAAAAAAATTCATGAAGAAAAACTTCATCAGCTATCGTGACCTGGCACGGGCGCTGGGCATGTCGCCCGGTGGTGTCCACAAGATGCTGGAGCGCGGCACCTGCACCGCAGAGCAGCACGCCCGTTTTGTGGACCTGGGTTTTCCCGAGAACATGCTGCCTGTGGTGCGGGCCCCACGCCTGCCCGCTTTTCAGGGGCAGGGATGCTCCACTGAATAGACAATAACGAACATATTTGAAAACATCGTGTACAAACGTGGAGGATGGAATCATGAACAGGAACTTTTTGACCGACGCAGAACTGGCGGCCATGGACCTGCCGCTGGCCATGCGCGCGGCGGCGTGCTTTTCCGGCCTGACCGACCGGGAGATCATCAGCCGCATGGGCTGGGAGCCGCGCAACGGCTATCGCCTGCTGGCGCCCAATGACGATTACTGGCCCAGCGTGCCCAGCCTGCCGCGTCTGTGCCGGGTGCTGGGCAACGATGTTTTGCCGCGCTGGCTGGCCATCCAGAGCCGCGTGGACATGGCCCTGCCCTGCCGCGAGCTGACGCCCGAGGCCCTGCTGGGCGAGCTGGGAGATCTGTTCGGCCGCACGGGTGAGGTGGCCCGGCGCGGACAGCGCAGCCTGGAGGACGGCCTCATCACCGTGGATGAGGTGCGCTCCCTGCGCCGGAGCGTGGAAGATCTGCTGCGCGAGGGCGTGGGCACGCTGGGCCTGCTGGTGCAACGCGAAGGAGGCGGACATGCCTGCCGGATATGACGTCCATGAGGGCGGCGCCGGTGTGCTGGTCAAGGCCTACAGCCGCACGGCCCGCAAGGCGCATCGCTGTATGGAATGCAACCGCATCATCGACCGGGGCGAGCCCTACTGTGATGAGCGCTGGCGCTTCGCCTCTGGCCTCTGCGAGTACAAGCTCTGCGCAGACTGCCGCAGCGCTGCGCGGCTGATGGTCAGCTATGCCATGCGCCATCTGTGGCCGGAGCTGGCGGAAGCCCTGCGCTGGGATGACGGACAGGCCGCGGCCTGCCGCCTGGAGGAACTGACGCCCCGGGCCCGGCGGCGGGTGTGCGGGCTGCTGGATGAGCTGTGGAGGGAATGATGGTGGGGTATGTGATCGCCTGCTGGATCGTCGCGGCCATCGCCATAGCGGACAGCCTGTGGACGATGAAAAGGACCATGTCTGGCAAGTCCCCCCTGCGCTGGGTGGACGTGGGCATGGTGTTCAACGGAGGCGTTGCTCTGGGCTGCGCCCTGGTATTCACGGCCATCTACATGATGATGGGGGACTGATGATGCAAAAGACCTATCCCTGTCCCATATGCGGGACCAAATACCGGCACAAGGGCATGGCCGCCCGCTGCCAAAAGACCAACGTTTGCCGCTGGCACCACGCGCCGGGCGGTGAGCGCCGCCGGGCCTATGCGCTGCAGGTGCGCGTCTGCGCGGCCGTGGCCTATATCTGCGCGCCGGTGAGCGCCCAGGCCCGTGTGGCCGAGGTCGAGGCCCAGGCATGGAAAGCCCTGCATCTGGTGGACCAGATCACCGATGGTCTGGACGCCCTGTCCGTCTCCCGGGACATCTACCGGCGCGTCAATGACGCGGCGATCCGGGATCTGGAGTCCATCTGGGCGCCCACGTCCACGGTGGATGTGGTGCATATCGTGGCCATCGTGGCCAGTGTGGTGGCTGATCTGCGCCGCGAGCTGGCGGACTGGCTGGCCGCCCGGCCGGAAACGGACGCGCTGTGGCGGGATATGGAGCATGCCCTGGACGGGCTCTATGACCTGTTCGACCCCGAGGGCACGGAAAATTACGAGCACGCCGACGACGTGCCGCGCCTGTACGCGGCCCTGCGGCGCAAGGTTTTCGGCCCGGAAAAGGCCGCGCCACAGGCCCGGCTCTATCTGCTGGGCGGGCGCTTTTGGGTGGCCGCTTACACCAAGGATCAGGCCCTCGACCATCTGCGCCGTGAGCTGGGGCTGGTGTGTCTCAAGGCTCAGGGCGTGGCCCTGGGCGAGAAGCTCGGCGACGGGCGAAGCGCCGCGGATCTGCTGGCGCTGGCCCAGACCGTGCCCTGCATCCTTGGCCGGACCGGATAACAAAAAAGCCGCCGCATGAGGACCAGTCATGCGGCGGCACTCCCGAAATCAGGAGGATGAATCATGCGAAAAACTGTATGCGCTCCCTGTTGGGGTGTCAAGCGGCCCCTGTACCGCATCTGCTGGCGCGGCCTGCGCCTGGAAGTCCGGGCCGCCCATGCCGAGATCCTGCAGCTGCTGCGCCTGCTCTCGGCCAGCAGTGAGGGGGTGGCCATATGCTGATGGCAGCTCTGGGCATGGCGCTGGTGCTTGTGGTCTGTGTTTTGCTGTGGCGGTTGGGCCACGAGGAGGAAAGATAGATGGACGCGGTGATGACCGTGCGGCTGGCTGGTGGCCTTGACCAGCTCAATGTGGTGGCCCTGCTGCATGACCGTTTTGAACGTCAGGGGCTGGGTATCAGGCTTGTCTGGCAGGAAAAGCTGGTGGTGCGGCGCGTGGTGTTCTCCGAGCAGGCACCGGAGTTCCGCAAGGTGGAGCTGGACCCCTATTTCGTGGACGGCTGCCAGCAGATGGATACCCGGCATGACCTGCTGTTGCTCATGCCGCCGCTGGGGCTGGACGAGGCCCTGCTGCTGGGCGTGGCCGCCACGGCCGGCATCCCGGTGCTGGGCGTGAGCGGCGTGGGGAACGGATTGACCTTGCCGGAGTTCTCTGCCTGGCAAGCCGTCTATCGTCCTGTGACGGCCTGGGCCGTGGACATGGTGGAAGCAGCCGAGATGGTGGAACGCATCTACGGTTGCCTGGTCTCGCGGCAATATCGTGACGACAGTTGCGAGGGCTGCGGCTGCACGGATCTTTGTGCCGTAGGGAGGTGAGCATGCCAGAGCTGGTGGTCATGAGCCGGGAAGATTTTGAAGGTGCGGTCCGCGACGCTGTGCGTGAAGGCGTGGCTGAGGCCATGCGCGACGTTACCCAGCGCCCCGGCGACTGGCTGACCGAGCAGGAGGCGGCCGCCCTGCTGGGGGTGGCCACCTCCACCCTGCGCAGCTGGCGCACCAGGGGCCGGGGCCCGGCGTACAGCAAGCGCGGGCGGGTCATCATGTATCAGCGCAGCAACGTCACCGGCTGGATCAGGGCCGGGAATGTCTATACGCAAGATTCAATCGGCATCAGGAGATGAGTCATGAAAAATGTGCATGAGGGCGTCCGCTGTTTTGCGGCGGGCATCGTCCATGAGATGGGCATAACGGCGGGTCATGGCCGTGCTGGTATGCCCCAGCAGCTCGGACAGGGAGAGTTCATGCTCCCCTGCAAGAGCCAGCCAGCTGGCGTATGTGTGGCGCAACGTGTGGAAGACTACGCGCTGGCGACGGTCCTTGATGGGCGGCGATGCCGGATTCTCGGGGTCGGTGCGATTGAGGCCCAGGGCATCCACAGCGCGGGGAAAGGTCTCGCTGGCGGCCTTCATGATGCCGCCGTCACGGGCCGGGAACAGCAGGGACATACGGCTCATGCGCGGCAGATCCGCCAGCGCGCGGGCCACATCCGGCGTCATGACCGCATGCCGGGCGCGACCGCTTTTGCTCTGGCCGATATAGAGCGTGCGGGTGCGCTGGTCCACATCACCGTAACGCAGGCGGGCCACCTCGCTGAATCTCAGGCCGCAGTGCAGGCTGATGAGCGCCATCAGCCATGTCTGACGGCTGCGGGCGTGGAGCTCGGCCAGCAGCCGGTGGGCTTCGCTTGGGGTGAGGTAGCGCTGCCGGGCGTTGTCCGGGCGCGGCATGTTGACCTGACGGAAAGGCAACGGGCCGTTGTAAAGCTCCCAGGCCACCATGCGGCGCATGACACGGCGGATGAGCGAGACCGCGTGACGGATGGTCTGCGGCGAACGGCCCTGCCCTCGCATGCGGGCCATGAGCTGATCCAGGACGTAGGGCGTTATCTGGTCCAGCGACAGGGGCAACAGCTCCTGCAGGTGGCAACGGACCAGCGTGTCCTCCATCTGCGTGCGCTTGCCGTGGGCCAGCAGCCAGTCGCGCCTGTAGCGCTGGTAGGCATCATCAAGGCTCATGGCGGGCGGCGCGGGGATGACTTCTCCACCGGGCTGGGCGGTGAGGTCGCGGCCTGCCTGGATGGCTTCCTGCCGGATCTTGGCGGCAAGCTGGGCCGTGATGCCTTCACTCAGCCAGCCTACGTCTCGACGGATACGACTTCCCGTTGCGGGATCTCTGTAGTCGATGGTATAGCAGACGTCAGGGCGTCCGTTGTGGCGGCGGATGCTACTCTCTCTGGCCTGCACACCGGTGAAGCGTGTGGCTTTTCTCGCTGTAGCCATACTCTTGTCCCTCCCTATACTCCCCTTTGCGACCATTTTGCGACCAGAGTGATATATCCTTATCGCGTCTGGCAACATCGCAAATGGTATCGACCACCACGATATAGCGCGAGAGCAACTGTAGCAAGTTGTGACAACGCCAATACAAACGGCCTCCTAAGCAGTAGGCCGCAGGTTCGATTCCTGCCGGGCGCACCAAATAAAATCAATGGGATACCGGCAAAAACGGTGTCCCATTTTTTTTGGCTTTGCGACCATTTTGCGACCATCCTGCGCGCGTTCTGCGTCGCGGGTCTGGCCATGTGGCAGGCGGCCGGACGCTGCCCCGCCTCTCTTTCCCCCTCCCCCTTTCCTCTGACTCAAACCTGCACAATGCAAGTGTGCGGGGTCTCCCGGCGCGGGTCCTTCCTGGCGCTCCAAAGCATAGGGGTCAGGCACGGCCCGGCGTTCTGGCACATGCAGTTCGCTGTAAAAATTGAAAATTTGAAAATCTCGCCTGCGAGGTCCAGCTGGCATCACAGCCCTGCTGCTGAGGACGACAGCCCGTATGCCCGTCTTACTTTGGGCCATGGCCCAGGGGCATCCATGAGCTGCCGACATGGTGGTGAGAAGCATATCGCAACCGCTATCCAATATGAGGTGGGCTATGGCTGCTAAAAAAAATCGCGTTGCGACTTTTTGCGACCGGACCGCGTCAAAAAATAGGGTCAAAGTGCGTCGCAAAGGTGAAGATCAGGCCGAAGCCCCTGCCGAGAAGACCTCCCCGGCCCCTACCGGTCCTGCGACCATGGATGAGGCGAGAGCGATTGCTTTGCGCCAGCCTGTGCCCTGCACGGAAGACGAATTGCGAGCCTACCTGGCAGTCCAGGTGGAGGCCGAACGGCACGCCGCCTGGTGCGAGTCCATCCCGCACAACAGCCGTCTGGATGCCGACCGGCCCGGCCCGGCACCCATCCTGGAGCCGTGGAAGAACTTCAAGCAGGAAGCGCAGGAGATCCAGAAGCCCAGCGCCAAGGAAGTCTTTGCCGCCATCGACAGGAACGAGGCCGGGGACGCGGAATTGTTCCAGCGCCTCCATGGCCACGAGTATCTGTTCGACCACAGCGTCGGCATCTGGCGTGCCTTTGACGGTGTTTTGTGGGGTGAGGACCAGCTCAAGGAATCCCAGCGGGCCGTGGTGGCCATGGCCGACGTCTATGAGCTCACAGGCATCGAGCGCAAGCGCTACTGGGATGAACTGGCGGAGGCCAAAAAAGTGCTGCTGGGCGCCGCGGAGGACGCTTGTCTCCGGGCGAAAAGCGAAGACGCCCCCCTTGAGGAACAGGAGAAGCTGAAAGCGGTCAAGACAGAACTGGCCGACGAATATGCTGCTTTGCGCAAAAAAGGGGCCGCGGCCAAAAAGACCACGGAAGACCGTGCCCGTGCCCTTCGCGGGGTGCGGCGCAGCGGTGATGTGCTGCGCATGGCCACGCTGGGAAAATACAGCCTGGGGCGTACCGGGGCGGAGTTCGACCAGCATCCCACGCTCCTGCCCTGTGCTAACGGCGTCATCGACCTGGAGACAGGGCGTCTGCTCAAGCCGGACCCCAAACTCTACATGACCAAGGGCAGCCCGTTCCCCTATCTGGGCCTGCACGCGCACAGTGCGTGGTGGGAAGACCATCTGGACAAGATATTCTGCAAAAATGATGAATTGCGCGAATATTTCGAGTGGGCCATCGGCGCGAGCATCAACGGTCTGCTGGTCAACAAGGACTGCTATGTGGCCCTGGGGCCTTTGGCCAACAACGGCAAAAGCGTCACCTTCAACACCATTTTGAAGGCATTCGGCAATTACGGCGACACCATCGCCGTCTCTGTCCTGCTGGAAAAAGACAAAGGCGGCCGCAATGACGGCCCGGACCCTGAGCTCATGGTCCTGGATGGCCTGCGTATGGGTGTGGCCAGTGAGGCCGGGAAGAAGGCCCGTTTCAGCATGGAGCGCATCAAGGCCATCACCGGTGGCGATAGCATCCGTGCCCGTGGCATGTACACCAATTCCAAGATCATCAAGTCGTCCGTCAAGCTCTGGCTGCATACGAACGACGTCCCCACCATGTCCGGCTATGACCCCGGATTCGTGCAACGTCTCAAGATCATCCCCTTCCGGGCGCAATTCGTGCCGGCTGCGGAGGCAGATCCGCAAAACCATCGCTATGCGGCGCTCCCCAAACTGGAGCTGGAGCGTGCCCAGGAGGCGGCCTATCCGTCTATCCTGTCGTGGCTCATCCGCTGTTCGGTCTTTTTCTTCCGAAACCAGGGCTACAGGCCGCCTGATTTCATCAAGCAGGAGACGGCCGACTATTTCACGGAAAACGATTACGTGGGGCAGTTCCTGGAAAATTGCTGCATCCAGGAGAAGGGGCGGAAGGCAAAGTCCGGCGCTCTGTACAAGGCCTTCCGGCGCTGGTGCATGGATGAGGTCTGCATCCCGGAAAAAGCCCTCATGGCGGCGAAGACTTTTTCGCTCGACCTTCAGCGCCGTCAGGACATCAGCGTGGCCACGCGGCGCCCCAGCATCGTCTTTGAAGGGCTGGAACTGAACCAGGAATGGGTCAACAAGGAGTGATTTCCCGAAAAGCTAGCAATCATTGCAAACATTGCTAACGGATTGCTAGTCCGAAAAGCGCAGGAAAATCAATCTCTTTTAGCATTTTTAGCATTTTTAGCATTTCCCCGTACGCGCATAAGGAAAAATACATCCAGTAAAAAGGATAAAGAGGGCCTCTCTATATAGAGAGTTTTGCGCGAAAAAATGCAAAAAACCCTAAAAATGCATCAACCATTTGAAATAATGCTAAAATTTTCAAAAAATTGCTAACTTGCATTGCTAGGATTGCTAACATGGCACTTGCGAAAGATCTGGGCGCTGCCCGTTGCGAAAATATTTTGCATGACCTGGTGGAACTGACGGGCCGGACTTCCGGCCGCAAGCTGGGCATCCACTGCCCCTGGCACAAGGAAGAAACGCCCGGTGCCTGCTGGTACGACCCGGAACTGGACCGCGCTGTCTGTTACGGCTGCCAGCATCATGGGGATCTGGTGGACATCTACGCCGCCCGGGTGGGCCTGCCGGAAGGCAGTCTGGAGGCCATCAAGGGCTTTTTTGAGAAATACGCCCCGGAACACAAGGGCAGCGGCAAGCGTGGTGGCGATGCGGAACGGCCGCGTACGCCCCGCGTTTTTCAGGCCCGCGAGAGCATCGCCCCGGAGGCCAGCTGGCAGGACGGCGCCACGAAGTGGGTGGAGCGCTGCGCGGGCCAGCTCACGGCGGCGCATCATGAACGTCTGGCGGTCTGGGGCATCACCCCGGCCACGGCCCGGGCCTGCAAGATCGGCTGGAACGACAAGGACGTCTTCCCGCGGTACACGGCCTGGGGCCTGCCCTATGACGAAAACAAAAACGGCCGCGAGCGCTGCATCCACCTGCCCACCGGCTTCGTCTTCCCCGTTTTCGGCGCGGACGGGGCGCTCCAGCGCTGCAAGGTACGTCTGGAGCATCCGGGCCCCGATGAGCCCAAATACAAGGCCGTGGTGGGTGGCGGCACGGGCTACGCCATTTTCGGCGACCGGCAGAAATGCCGGACGTGGATCATCGTGGAGACGGAGCGCGACGCCATGCTGCTCTGGCAGGAGCTGGCCCCCTACGGCATCGGCGCCATGGGCACAGGCAGCGCCTCCATGCAGCCGGACAGTGAGGCCCACGCGTTGCTCCAGGCGGCGGACTGCATCCTCTGTGCGCTGGATACCGATGCCGCCGGTGGCCGTGCTGCCTGGCGCTTCGACCCGGAGCGCTTCGGCTGGGACGTGACCTATCCGCAGGCCATCCGCTGGCCTGTACCGGCGTGCTTCGGCAAGGACCCCGCGGACATGGTGGGCAAGTACAGTCTCACGGCCTGGGCGTTGGCCGGCCTGCCCGGCTATATCCGTGATCGTGCGGAATCGTCCCTGCTGCGCTCACAGGGCGCCGCCGTGCCCGTGGCCGTGGATGCCCCCGATGCTGCCCCGGCTGATGAGGAGGTGTTCTGATGCCCATGGAGACGGCGCCGCGCGACCTGCTGCGGCATCTGCGCGATCTGGGCCTTGAACTGGTGCTGGACGGTGAATCCCTGCGTGTGCGGGGCCTTGCCGCACTGGATGCCACCCTGCGGGAGCAGACAGCGGGCATGATACGCCAGCGCAAGCCGGACATCATGCGCGCCCTTGACCTGGAGGCCAGTCTGGCACGTCAGCTGGCCGCCAGACAGCCTGCCACCACGGACAGGGAGCTGTGGCCCCTGCATGTGACCTATCCTGATCTGGACGATCTGTCTGCCTGCATGGATGCCCACGGCATCGAGGTAGAACCGGACGGCGATGATTTCCGGCTGGTACGCACCCCGCCCCTGTCGCGAGTGGCCCAGCTGTTCCTGTTTTTCCGCCGTAACGGGCATCACATCAACCGTCTGCTGCGTCGGGAGGTACGCGCATGAACGAGGGCATCTTCACGAATCTGAAACAGATACAGGACCATCTCTCCGAACGGTACCGGGTGACCTACTACCGGATCCAGAAGGCCTGCGAGCGCCGCGAGCTGGTGGAACGGCGCGGCGGCGGCTGGACCGTCCGCACTGTGGAGCAATGGGCGCGGGCCTTTTTGGTCCCGCTGGTGGACACCAGCCCTGATGCTGATGCCCCCTCCCTGTCCGCCGAGGAACAGGGCACCGGGCCCCTGGGGAGCGTAGCCGAGGAAAAACTGCGCCAGCAGAGCCGTCTGCTGGAGATCCAGGCCAGGAAGCAGGAGATGGAGCTGCAGAAGGCGCAGGGGCTCTACACGAAAACGGAGATCATCGAGGATGAACTGGCGGCCCGGGCCCGGGCCTTCCGGCTGGGGCTGGAGCGTTTCGGGCACGAGAGCGGGCAGGATGTGGCGGCGGTCTATGGCGCCACGCCCAAGCTGGCCCGCAAGCTGGCCGAGCGCCTGGGATTCAGTACGGAAGACGATCTACAGCGGGCGCAGGTGCTCATCCAGGATTTCCTGCTCTCCCGCGCGCCGCAGTACGCCATCTTTTTTGCCGAGGCTGTGGAGCGGCTGCTGGACAGCTACGCCACGGGCCGCTGGTGGACCGATGAGATGCGCGAGGCCTGGATAAAGCTGGAAGAGGGGGGCGCCCATGACTAGTACCGCCCCCGTCCTTTTCCGGCCCTCCGAGCTGGAGGTCTTCCGCGCCCGGCCGCGCATCAGCACCGTGGACTGGGCGAAAAAGAATATGCGCATGGTCTCCGGCCCCTACAAGGGCCAGCCCTGGAATATCCGCGTTACGCCTTACGCCAAGGGAATCATGGATGCGTTTGACCGTCGGCATGTGCGCAAACTGTTCATCATCGCGCCGTCTCAGGTGGGAAAATCCACAGTTGCCGACGGCTGCTTTTTCTCGGCTCTGGCCAAATGGCCGGACAACTGGGGCATCGGCATGCCGGACATCGAGGCCGTGCGCAAGTATTTCACCGGCCGCCTGGCAGCATGGTTTCAGCTCGTCCCCGATCTGCGGCGTCTGCTGCGCGGCAAGGACAGCCTCAACAACTTTTTCATTTCCTTGCAGGGCGGCGCTTCGGTGCTGGGCATGTGGTCCGGCTCGGACAGCTCCATGCGCGCCGAGTCCATGCCCCTGGTGCTCATCGAGGAGGAAGATGCCTTCGCCGATCCCGGCGCGGCCCAGGTCATGGAGGAGCGCACGACGGCCTATGATGAGCTGCAAAAGAGCAAGATCATCCGCGTCTGCCGCCCCAAGGGCAGCGAGGACCAGAGCAGCATCTGGAACGCGGCCAAGGCCGAGGCGCAGGCCTGGTGCGTCTATGAGGCCCGCTGTCCTGTCTGCCAGTATCACGTGCGCATGGAGCACGGGCAGATAGAGGCCATCGGCGGCAGCACGGATCCCCGCCAGATACGGCAGGAGAAGCTGGGGCGCTACCGTTGCCCCAAATGCGGCAATCTCTGGACCGATGCGCTCCGCAATATCGCCATCGAGCATGGCCGCTGGGTCTCCACCACGGGCGACATGGAGGACGCCACCATCCTGGCCTTCCATCTGCGCCAATGGGAAAGCCCGCTGGTGAGCCTTTCGGAAGTGCTGGCCAAGTGGTTCGAGGCCAGGCGGGACCCGCGCCGCATGCAGCTTTTCGACAACAACGTCTGCGCCAAACCCTACAAGTTCGTGCAACTGGAGACGGACGATGAGGCCCTTACCCGGCGCATCGACCTCGACCTGCCGCCCGGCATGGTGCCGGACTGGGCCGTGGCCCTGACCTTTTCGGCCGACATGCAGATGGACCACTTTTTCTACAGCGTGGCCGCCCACGGTCTGGGCCCTGCCGGGCCGGAGCGCCTGCATATCCTGGACTATGGCCGCGTGGCCACATTCCAGGAGCTGGAAAGTCTGGTCTTCGGCGCGATCTGGCGCAAGGCGGACGGCAGTCAGTGGCGCGTCTGGCGCGGGGCGCTGGACACCGGCGGCACCGTGCACGAGCGCAGCGAAGACAGCCGCACCGTCCAGGCCTACAGCTGGCTGCGCGGCCTGCGGCCCGGCGTCATGTTCGGCACCAAGGGCATGAGCCGGGAGCGGCCCGGCGTGCTCATCCACGTCACAGGCACGGAGATGGACGCCCGCGGCCGCCGTCTGCCCCACGGGCTGGCCCTGCATCTCATCAATGGCGGTGCTTTCAAACGCCTGGCTTTCTGGCGGCTGGCCGAGGGCGCGGAGGAAGAGCCCATCAGCTTCCACGCCGGCACCACGCAGGACTATCTGCGCCAGATCGCCTCCGAACGGCTGGAAAAGGACAAGCGCGGCATCGAGATCTGGAAGCGTTTCCGGGCCAATCACTATCTGGACTGCCTGGTGGGGCATCTGGCCCTGGAGCACTGGCAGTGGGCGCCTAGCCTGCAGGCGCTGGCCGGGCAGGATGAAGGAGGTGAGGCATGAACAATGCCAAAGCTGTGACGGCCGCCCGGCATCTGGCGGCCACGGGCGTGCCCTGGGAAGACGGCACGGCGCGTTGTCCGCTTTGCGGGCAGCGCCTGCACACCATCAGCAGTGGCCAGCGGCAGGTCCGGCCGCGTGTGCGGTACCACAAATGCCGCAACCCGGCCTGCCTGATGATGGTGCTGGATCTGAGCATCAAGAGCGTGGAGGGATAGGATGGACATAGACATCACCATCAGCCTTTCCAAACGGCAATGCCGGCTGCTGGCCGACATCGGCAACGAAAAGGGCGTGCCCCGTGCCAAGGATCTTGTGGTGCAGGCGCTGGCCAAAAAGGGGCTTGCGCATCGCCTGTGGGGCAAGGGATGGGCGCTGTCACCTCTTGGCTGGCAGGTCTTCTGGAAATTGAACGACAGGAACATGGAGGGAAAAAATGGATAATCAGCTCAAGCCCTGCCCGCACTGCGGAGGCACTGATTTGCTGGTGTACTGGAACGACATCTACGAAAAGCACTACGTCCGGTGCCACACATGCCACATGCAGGGGCCTGAGATCTACGGAAGAGAGGCAGCCGCAGACGCCTGGAACGCTATCCCCCGTCGTCACGAGATCATGCCCAACGGCGTTGACTGCGCAGGCTGCCCGGAGCGTCAGTATCGGCAAGGGTTGGTCTGGACGAAGGAGGAACCGATGCATGAGGGATGGTATTGGTGGAAATGCGCCGGTATCATTGGCATCGATTTTGTGAAGGAAGGGGGGAAGCGTGTGCTTAATGACAAAACAGCATTGTGGGCAGGTCCTATCCCTCTGCCGCAGGAGGCCACCCGATGAGCACGACATCTTTTCCCCGCATCCCGGGGCACCGGCGTTGCTGCGAGATCCTGGGCAACGGGGATTTCCGCGCCGGCAAGGAGCTCATCCAGCAGCTGGCGCACCGGCTGGAGCATGCACGGGCCAAGCATCCGTGGCCAGCACATGCCCCGGGCAACCACGGCGCGCTGGCGGCCCTGCTGGGCGAGATGGGCGAGGTGGTGGACGAGATCAACAAGGGCGACGAGGCCCGGCGCAAGGACGAGCTTTTGGACGTGCTGGCCGTGGCCTGGCGCTGGATATGCGATGAGCAGCGGGAGCGGCGCAAAAAACGTTGAGCCAGGCTGCCGGAAAAACAGCACAAACAGGCGGCACATCCGCTGACCTGTACAGACAAATGCCTCCTGTGTTATGCAGGAGGCAGTCTGTTTTTTTCAGGAGGGATGTTTCATGAAAAAGTGGTTGCTGGCGTCTTTGCTCTTGGCTGTATCCCTGGGGGCTGGATGCGCCGCGCAAAAAGTCATGACGCCGGAAGAAATCGCCGCGGAACGGGAACGGCAGCTGAAAATGATCACGCGCGTCTACCCGGACAAAAAAGCGGAAGACGTCATTTTGGCTGCGGACAGGGTATTCAGGCTTGCGGATGACGACTATACCGTCAGCCATTCCCCGACGGGCCTGCATGCCCAGCGCAACTGGATGGTCTACATGGTCATTACCGCGGCCATGGGCACGGACAACTGGAACCTTGTCACGGAGAATCTGCCGGAAGGCGGCGTCAAGGTCATGGTCACGCATTCCGGTCAGGGCTCATCCGTCACGGCCATGCCCGTGGCGACCACTACGGGCGGTTATTCCGCCACGGCGGTCACCACGCCCGGCATGCAGAACATGACGACGCAGCCGGCCATCTATCAGCTTTTCTTTGCACGTCTGGACTATTTTTTGGGCAAGCGCGCGGACTGGGTGACCTGCAAGCAGGCAGGAGACCTGTTTACTGAGGGGTTCCTTGACCCCTTCTGCACGGTCGCCAATGACCGTACCCCTGACGGCCTTTCGGCTGCCCAGCGCAGGACCAAACTGGAAGAAAGCAAGCAGACGCAGGGTGTGTCGATAAACTGATGAGCGACGGGAGGAACACTATGAAAAAACTTCTCGCTGTATCCGTTCTATGCGCGATGCTTTCTGGCCTGTTTTGGCCAAATCCGTCTGTTGCCGCATCTTCATCGGATATAGATGACCTTACGACGTATGCTGTCCTTATCGGTCGCGGCATCGGTTGCGGATTCAATATGCGAAGCGAGATGCGACAGGTAGGCGCATGGATAGACAGGACTTTTTATGGACAGGAAAAATCCATGTACCTGAAACTGTTTATGGCAGGTGTGGAGCATAACGCCGCGGAACAGGCTGCCGGGCGTTCTCCTGATTCCTGTTCCAGCCTGCGAGATACGCTGAACCGGGTCGACTGGCCGTAAGAACTCTTGACATCGGCCCTGTTTTTGTGGCTTGCTGTCCGCACGGAGCCTCAGAAACTCCCAACGACGGACGCCAAGCCGTGACCTTTGGCTTTTTTTATGCCCCGCGCCTGACAAGCGGCGGCATGTTTTCGGCTATCCATGGCCGGGAGTAGGCTAATACAAGACCCTTCGGGGGAATAGGCCTGGCTGTTTCGTTGGCAGTTCTGAGCTCCCGGCCTTTGCTTTTTTCGGCAGGGCCAATCAGAAAACCAACGAGGTTCCCCATGACACCGGCCCACATCTCCCCTTTTGCCGCTGCGACGGCATCCCTTCCGCCCCGACACACATCCGTTGCCACCTTGCCCCCGCCCCCCGCCAGTTGATTGGCCGGGAAAGCAGCCTGACGGTGCGCAGCCTTGTGACCTCGTGCCGCCTGCTCAACGCCACACGGAGCGACAACAACCCGCACGGCTTCATCATCGAAGCGTTCACCATTACCGAAAACAAGGATTTACAAACCGTCAAAAGATAGCCGTATGGAAAGGAAACAGAGTTATATCGGAAAAGTACAAGACTGGGCGGACGACTGCCTGCGCCGGATGTGCGGACGGATTACGCCGGGCAAAAGGCTGGCGGTTATCCTCGTGATGTTCTTCTTTTTCGGCGGCTTGTCTATCTACATCACCGTTTCATCAATCTACAATATCGGGAAACGGGACGGCAGGCGGCTGCAAATAGAACACATCAAACAATACCCGCTACACGATAGCGACAGTATCAACTTATTAAACAGACTGAACAATGGACGAAGTACAGAAGAATGAAAGTAGCATATCTACTTCACCAACAAATGGGAAGCCCCCAAAAGAAAATAAGCCTAAAAAGGAACTGACACCCCAACAGGTACAGCAGCGCAGGAAAATGATAGTCTTCCCGCTGATGTTCCTTGCCTTTGCCGGGTGCATGTACCTGATATTCGCCCCCTCCGGCAAAGAGAATGTGAATGTGGAAAGCGTGGGCGGCTTCAACGCCGACATACCCCTGCCCGCAGAGGACGGGATTATAGCCGACAAGCAAAAGGCATACGAACAAGCAATGCTGAACCGCAAACAGCAGGACAAGATACAATCCTTGCAGGACTTCGGTTTCACGGGGGACGATGAAACGGAAGAACCGCAAGCGGAAATCGACCTGATGCCGGAAGATGATGCGAAGCCCCAAAGGGGCGGCGGTGCTTCTTCACGGGCGGCTTACCGGGACATCAACCGCCAGTTAAGCACGTTCTACGAAACCCCGGCGGTGGACGAGGAAAAAGAGGACTTGAAGCGGCAGGTGGCGGAACTGACCGACCGACTGCAACAACAGCAGAACGCCACACCCACCACTGACGACCAAATGGCACTCTTGGAAAAGTCCTACGAACTGGCGGCAAGGTATATGAA